AAGTTTGACAGTATTGACAGCAGGATTGCTTGATTCTTGTGCCGAATAATCTGGCGTGTAATTGAAGGTTGCCATGGTTAAGCGAGGATGCCTCCGGGACGCTTCTGTTTAATCAATTCTGCCTGTATAGCGGCACCTACGACACGTCCCAATGCGTTTGCGTCAGGTTCATTGCCTTGAACGCTAGAACCAGTTGCATCAACGTTTACAATCACATTGGTTGAACTACCACCACGCATCGTCACAGGGATGCTGCGACCATCAGGCAGCGGTACATACGCTTCAGGTGTGCGGCCTTCGCCAAACATGGCCATTTGCGGGCTATTGGCAATACCACCTGCGGCGTAACGCTTCAGAGGCAACGGACCGTCAAGGGTCATGATGCCGCCTTTTTCAAAATTAAATAACTTGCTCAAAAAACTACCCTTAGGGGAAACGCTTTTTAACAAGTTAAACATTGCAGCTTGTACAAATATTTTTGCAAAATCTGCTAGTATTGAACGAGTAAAATCAGCAAAAGAAGCCTTGCCTGTGGTCACAAATTGCGTAATAATGTCTGTCAAGCCGCTAAACGCAGAAGCAAGTGAATTGCCCAAGTTGCCTGCAAGATCACCCATTTGCTTTACCCCAGCGGCAAAACTAGTAGCCAGTTGCCCACCAAAAGTAGCAGCCTGTTCGCGTGCTTCTTTTATGCTTGCAATAACATTTTCTGTTTCTTTGACCTTGTTAGTTTTTTTTGCGTTCTCACGCAATTGTGCAATTTCTCGTTCAAATTTAAGTTCTTCAGCTTGTTGCTTGGTTTTTAATCCATATTGAACTTCTATATCTTGAAGCGCAATAGTATGTTGTTTTGTGAGCCGATTTAGTTCTATTTGAGCTTCAACAGTACGGTCTAGCTCTTTATTAACAGCTTCATTGAGTTGCTTTGTTGCCTCAAGTCTTTGAGCTTCAGCATCACGAGCGAGAAGTTGTTTATTATTGACTTGTTCATCAATTTTTAAAATTTGTAGTTTGTACTTTAAATATGCTTCCTGAACAGGATTCATTCCACTCTCAAGTTGGGCTAACTGTTTTCTAATATTGAATTCCTCCAAACTAATATCAACCAATTTTTTGCCAGTTTCTTTTTTCTCTTTGGCACCACCATCACCTTGCGGACCGGGAAACCTAGTTACACCAAAAGGATCTAATGCATCTGGTTTCGGCTTCTGGCCAGCAGGAGGACCAGCAGCAGCACGGGTTTGAACACCTTGAATGTATTGAATAACTTTGCCAATATCCTTAATTGCACTTGGTTGATCAATAAACTTTCGCAAAGGTGCTGGTATTGCGTTGTAAAGACCAGTGATCGCAATTTGAACCGCTTTCAATAGACCAACAGTATTGTCTTGAATAGCCTTAAGAGCGCTAGTCCACATATTTGAAGCATCTTTGCCAGTAGATCCAACGGATTTGCCAACACCATCAAATTTTTTGCTGATATCAGAGGCGACAACCCCAACATAATCAGAAAGTGCTTTCAAGAAATTAGCTGCAGTTTTGACACCAGATTCGACTTCAACTGAAAGCTGCTTCATTGCAGCTCGCAGATCATTTGAGACAACACGGCTGATGTTATCTACCCAAAACTTAAATTCTTTGTTGTTGTCGTAAAGAGCCTTTGTCAGCAATACAAGTGCTGTGACACCGGCGGCGACCCAACCAAAACCCGGAATTGCATAAATTGATAAAGCTAGTGCCTTAATTCTTGTTTCAATAATTCCAATTGCACCAGCAAATACAACACCTGCCGTGGTTGCGTTTTGCAGACCAGCAATGAAACCAATGATTTTAATAGTTGCAACTGTTGAAGCAAAAACAGTGAATGCCAATACGACCTCATCAAGCGCCCTTGTCAAGGCCAAAAATGCCTCGCCGATTAACTTGGCGCCAGTGACAACTGCCGGAGTTATTTGTTTAACAAACTGCCCAAAGCTGCTTTGCAATTCAGCGCCTATAGGTTGCAATGCCGCACCAACAGCTAATTTCATATCGTTAAACGCAATACGCAAGCGAGCGCCGGCATCAGCACTTGACGCTGCAACCTTTAACGCTGTCATCCCATATTCAGTTCCCAACAGTTGTATAAACTTCATCAACTCGTTCAAGCCAATAGCGCCATCTTTCAAACCTTTCTGCAACTCAGGCAAGGTCATCTTGTTGGCTTTCGCAAATAACGTGACAGCGCCTGGTAAACGCTCACCTAATTGACCAGATAGTTCTTCTGCACTGACTTTGCCTTTGGAAAACACCTGCACCATTGCTGTGATGGCGCCTTGAACATCCTCTGCGCTACCACCAGTGCCCTTAATTGCTTTTGTAATATTTGTAAAAACAATGCCAGCATCACTAACTTGCCCGCCTGCACCTTTTACAGCAGCCGTCAATTTTGTCATGCCTTGAATAGCTACTTCTTGCGGCACATTGAGTTGCCGTGTAGCTTGATCTGCTATTCGCAATGCTCTGCTGTATTCTGCTTGCGTGCCAGCAACACCTTGAAGAGCAATTTTTAACTTTGTTATCTCTGCAACATACTCAGCCGTTGAACCGAGAAGTTGACGTAGTTGCCCAACTTGCGCACCAATTGCACCGCCGGTGATCGCACCCGGAACACCACCAATTGAACCAATAGCGGCACCAAGAGCGCCCTCTGGACCGCCAAACACGCCAGCGCCAGCAATCGTGCCAACAACTTGTGCAGCACCACCAAAACGTCCACCAGCAGCACGGCGACCTTCTGTTTTTGCTAATTGCGCTTCAAGTTTTGCCGCCTCAGCTCTTGCTTCCTTAAATTCAAGTGTGCCAATTTCTACACTGTTAGCAATCTGCCTCCAAGAACTGGCATAACCACGCAAGTTATTGATGCTATTGGCTGATGTTGCTTGTATAGCCCTTAGTTCAGCAGTCAGTGATCTGAAGTCTTGGTTGGCATCAGTTGCCTCTCGGCCAAGCCTGTTGAGAGTTCGCCCAAGTTGCTGTAACTGCTCGCCGCCTACTTGACGAATCCGCAATAGCAGCTCAGTCGTTTGGCTCATTTCCGGGTCTCAGCGAAGAAAGCTAATGCTGCAACTTCCATAACCTGTATGCCTTCGAGCATGGCAGCAGGATCAGTCACTGCATACAGCTTACATAGCCATTCTAAACTCGGGTAGTGCAGGCCAACGGGTCCGCCCATGCCAACGATCCATTGGGTCTGCATGCGTAGAAACATTTGTACAACTTGAACATTTTCTTCCCAAAGTTCGAAATCATCAGAGTGTTTTTTTTCCTTTAATTGATCAATTGCCTCGGGCATCAAACCCAGAGACTTGAGATCATCTTCTGTTTCTTCTTCTCCTTTGTCTGCTGCACCGCACCAATAACGGGCAGCCCCTTCTAGTTTTTTGCTACGACTCCAGTGACGCTGTCTGCGTAGGCTTGTATCAAAGCCTTGACGACATAAGGATCATCGCAAAGCTCTTTTTTGTTTTTTTGTGTGTAGGGCACGTCTTTGCCCTCCTCATCTTTGATACCCTCCCACCCTTCTAGGATCCCCTCAATCAAGGCATCATCACCTTTGTCAAGGAGATCATTGAAGGCTGAACGACTCATCTTTTTGAAGACTGCCTCAAACGTTTGAGTGTCAAAGCGATTACCGTCAACCGGAACCTCAACCTTGACTTCCCATTTGTAGGAAGCAGTCTTCTTAAGAACAAATGCCATGTGGTTTAGGTGTAGGCCAGAGTGAACTCGTCGTTACCCGAGGATGTGGGTACGAGAGTATACGGCAGGTTCAGCATAACCACGCCATTGTCTTCTGAGTAGGTAGGTCCACCAAGGCTGACAGCGCCAGCAGCGGTAGCAAGAGCAATGATGTTTCCAGCCGTGGTGCCGTGAGTGATGCTGTAAGCGCCGGTGGTGCCAGCAACCGCACTAGCAAAGAAGTCTTTGGTGGCCAAGGTGACCATCTCAATGACCAGACTGCCGTTACCAGCGCGGTTCACAATGCTGACTTCCTTGTCGCTGTTCACCAGTTCGCGGTAAACAACCTCGTTGCCCACGTCCAATGCGCAGCTTTGCAGCGGGATAGAACTAGAAGCAAAAAGGGTGAATGCAGTGGTGTTCGTGTCGTTAAAGATCTGAGGCGCCGCTTGGTTGGTGTAAGTCGGCGTGGGATCTGCAGTATCAGTTGGTGCAACGTATTGCCCAGTCATCGTGAAGGAAATCACGGGAATCTGGTTTGCAGTCAGATTCAGCGAAAAAGTGCCGCGAGCGCCTGTCACCTTATGGCGAATGCCATCCGTGGAGTAATAAATAGTCACGGAACTGAAGCTGCTTGAAGCTGGGGCGTAAGTAACGCTAGTGCTAGCCACCACGATTTCACTGAAGCCACAAGCCTTCAGCAGGGTGCCATAACGAGGAGCAGTGCCTGCAGTACCTGACCCTGAATACTCAACCTCAAATGTCACCTGCACGCGGGTGTTAGCAATGAGTTGAGGTGAGTTGCCTAGGTACGGACGAATAAGGTCGCGGCTAAGAACCTCAGACTCAACAGGAGTCACCTCAAGATTGCGCACCTGTACAGCGTCGCTGCCGGCAGGAGACGAGTCCGTGCCATAGGTTGCTTCCGTTTTAACAAGGACGGTCCGCTTCCGGTAAAGCTTCGCCATCGGATTGATCTCCAGTGGAATCAGTTTCTATCAACAGTGTAAGCTCGCCGGTCTCTTCGTCAAAGAGATAAGTACCTCCGACGCCGGGATTCGGCACAGGCTTTGGTGTTTTGTCCTTAGCCATTACTTCAACCTGCTGTTGTTAGGTCATTGCGACCAGAACGGTACATGACCATGTAGTCCATACTAATGATACCGAGTGGCACGTCAGCCTCATACAAGCTGAAATCAACGCGATCAGGATCGATGTCCAATGCGTATCCGTTGACCGTTGAATCGTCCATTATCTTTTTGTGTACTTGCTGCGTGTAAGTATCTGAGTCGTCGTCTGGCAATGCAGCCCGAACGATTACTGTTACACGCACACGCAATGTCCATTGCAGCTTGCTGCTAAATACCTCAGACGGCTGATCGCTTACAGGTTCAACAATGACTGCAGGCACCTCACCACGCGCAAGAGGCTCCACACGGCTTCTGTAAACGGTTGCGCCAGCAATACTGTCAAGGTTGGTTTTGATGCGAGCCAAGATCAATTCACGGCGTGTATCAGCCATCAGACCTTGCTCAACAACAGCTCAGAAAAAAGACCATCATCCACAGGACGATTTTCACGCACTGTGTAAGAGACTGAATCAACAGTGATTGAAGTGCCGCGAACGGTGGCGCTGACATCTGAAGTTTTTGCGTAAAGCAAATACTCCCGAGACAGAGCCATACCGCCCGCCAACACCTCCATGGGCGAATCCAATATGCCAACAAAGCTTGCACCAGCA